CGTGGTGCTGCTGAGTGGCTTCTTGAGTCTGATGCTACTACTGTTAGTGGCAACTTTAGTAATGAAGTTTCGCAGGATATTCCTGAGATTGACATTCGCGTCGACAGCGTCGCCGTGACTGCGATCACCAAGAAGCTCAAAGCTAAGTGGACGCCGGAACTCGGTCAGGATCTCAATGCCTACCATAACCTTGATGCGGAAGTTGAGCTTACGAGCATTCTTTCTGAGCAGATTGCTCTTGAAATTGATCGTGAGATTCTTAACGACCTCGTTCAGGGTGCGAAAGCTGAGAAGTACTACTGGTCACGTAAGCCTGGTAAGTTCCTTAACCGGGATACTGGCTCGGATGTTACGTCGGCGACGGCTCCTCCGGACTTCACCGGTACGGTTTCTGAGTGGTATGAGACTCTCGTTGAGACGATCAACGATGTGTCGGCTCAGATTCACCGTAAGACGCTGCGTGGTGGGGCGAACTTCCTCGTTACTTCTCCGGAAGTTGCGAATATTCTTGAGTTCACCTCTGGATTCCGCGCTAACGTCACCGCAGATGCTGATAAGGGCACTGTCGGCGCCGTTAAGGTCGGTAGCATGTCGAAGAAGTGGGATGTTTGGGTTGACCCCTACTTCCCGCGTAACTTGGTCTTAGTTGGTCGTAAGGGCGGTAGCTTCCTTGAGAGTGGCTACGTATACGCTCCTTATGTCCCGCTGCAGGTTACTCCCACTATCTTTGGTACGGAAGACTTCGTGCCACGTAAGGGCGTCATGACGCGCTATGCGAAGAAGATGGTTCGACCTGATATGTATGGCTTAGTTGTTGTTCAAGATCTTCTTGGATAATCAATAGTTAAAATACATATTTTAACAAAACCCTCGTCTCTCACTGTGGAGGCGGGGGTTTTCTATTTTCGGCAACTATTTACATTAGAAAGATTCATATTTAGGAGAATATATGGATGGCGGTACCAACTTTAACACCTGTAAGTCAAACTAGCGCGATCACATTACCTGTTACTGGGGTATTAGCTACTGCCCAAAATACAGATAGTTATGCTTTCGCCATTTATTCCGAATCTACTAGTCCTCTCTACGACGTCAATTTTATATCTGGCGCAATTGACCAGGTGGCTTACACATATAAGAAGCTTGGCGGAGACGTATTAGATGTTGAACTAACACAACAAAATATTTATACAGCTTATGAAGAAGCAGTACTAGAATATTCTTATATTGTTAATATCCACCAGGCAAAAAACACACTTCCAAATGCACTTGGAAATTCAACCGGCAGCTTTAATCACGACGGTCAGTTTTCTGGTTCTGTAATGGCTAATGATAGAATTGAACTTAGGTATCCTAAGTTTGAGTTTTCTTATGCTAAAAGAATTGGAGACGGAGTTTCCCAAGAGGCAAATGTTGGAGGATTGCAAACTCTTTATTCTGCATCGTTCAGCGTTCAAGATAAAAAACAGGATTACGATCTACAAAGTTTAATTTCTGGCTCACACCCCTTGTCTTCCTCTATCGGAGACAAGAAAATCCAAATACGACAAGTATATTATAAAACTCCTCACTCAATGTGGAGATTTTATGGATATTACGGAGGAATGAACAGTGTAGGCAATCTATCAACTTATGGTATGTGGGCAGATGACTCCACATTCGAAGTGGTTCCGCCATGGCAAAACAAATTGCAGGCCATGGCCTACGAAGACGCAATATATACTCGAAATTCACATTATTCATATGAAATTCAAAACAACCATATTAGATTGTTTCCGATCCCAGTAACCGCAACAGCAGGTAAGTTTTGGGTAAGATTTACAATTGAAGAAAATGCTTGGGATGAAACTTCTGATCGCAAAAAAGGAGTTAAGGGCGTCAATAATTTGAATACTTTGCCTTTTGCAAACATTCCATATAAAAATATTAATAGCATTGGTAAACAATGGATTCGTAGATTTGCCTTGGCTCTATCAAAGGAGATGCTGGGGCAAATTAGAGGCAAGTTCACCACTGTGCCAATCCCAGGGGAATCGGTAACCTTGAACCACTCTGAACTTCTAAGCCAGGCCAAGGAAGAGCAAGAAAAGTTGAGAGAAGAGCTTAAGACTGTTCTAGATGAGCTTACTTACTCCAAGATGAGTCAAACAACTGCAGAAACTATGAAGGCAGGCAATGAGATGTTACAAAACATCCCGGCCGGCGTATTTGTAGGGTAAGGGGGATAAAAAGTGGCTGACAACAAGTGGACACAACCAGCTAGCCCTCCGCCTCCTCTGTTTTTAGGGGAGAAAGAGCGTAACTTGGTCAAGCAAGTCAATGACGAGCTTATTGAGAGAGTAATTGGCCAACAAGTTGTTTATTATCCTATCGACTTAGACCATACTAATTTCCATACTCTGTACGGAGAGGCAATACAAAAAACTTTCTTGCCACCTGTCAGAATATATGCTTTGATAAACTGGGAAGGGATGAAAACCTCAACTGATCACTTTGGTATTGACAAAGTCTCTTCAATCATGATACACTTTCATAAAAGGCGCTTGGTCGAAGACCAGAATATGTTCGTCAGAGAGGGCGATTTTGTCCTGTATGGGAAGTTTTTCTATGAATTGGTATCCCTGGAGGAACCAAAGCAGTTGTTCGGCCAAATCGACCATAGAATAGAGATATCAGCGAAAGCAATCAGGGCCAGAGAGGGGTTATTTGATGCCCAGTGAAAAAGACTATAGTTTTACAGAAGTAGACAACCCCTCGATTATCAAAGAGGAGGTATTTTTACCCTCTACTTTTGAAACAATGGATACAGCGCTCTTCAATCATATTAATGATGATATGAACATTTTCTGCGTTACAAACAAGGGCTGGGAAAAGGTACCTGTAATCTGGGTTTCCGCAGAACGGGCATATCAGGTAAAGAATTCCAAAGAAATGCGCGATGTTAACATGGGAGCTATGATTTTGCCTGTAATTTCTGTTGAAAGAACGAGCGTCACAAAGGACTTAAACAGGAAAGGTGGCGTCTTTGGAAACGTCCCGCCAGTCAATGATTCAAGGGGTGGCACAATTACAATTGCACGCATGATAAATCAAGAAAAGACTTCAAATTTTGCCAATGCGTCTGCCATAAAGTGGCATGACCAAAAAAACTATCCTAGAAAAAATAAGAAAGTAGTTTATCAGACGGCGACCATTCCCCTTCCTGTATATGTCGAGGCAACTTATTCTGTCAAAATTCAAACAGAATACCAACAACAAATTAATGAAATTTTAACACCCTTTATAACAAGACCCGGCGGAATTAATTATATTGTTATTCGCAAGGATGGCCACACATATGAGGCCTTTGTGCAACAAGATTTCACAATGGAAAACAATGTTTCAAAACTTGAAGAAGAAGAGCGCAAATATCAAACAAAAATTGATATTAAAGTTTTGGGCTATTTAATTGGTGAAGGCAAGAATTCAGAACAACCCAGAATTGTATATCGAGAGAATGCAGTGGATGTCAAAATAGGAAGAGAAAGGGTGATTCTAGGCGACGTACCAGAGCATATTGACAAGAAAGGTTTTTACAGAGATTAACTTTTAAAGTCGCTTCTAACAACTTATTGGAGTTTCATTGAATAACTTACTATTTATAGAAGAAATACCATGTGTAAGTTCTTACCGTATTTAAGCAGGAGTCAAAAATATGCCTACAAGGAAATTTAAGTTCGTATCTCCCGGGATTTTCCTGGATGAGGTTGATAATTCACAATTGCCGGCCACCCCTACGCCCATAGGGCCCGTTATTATTGGCCGAACTGAGCGAGGCCCAGCGATGGAGCCAGTTCAGGTTAATTCATTCTCTGACTTCGTTGAAGTCTTTGGATATCCCACGCCTGGCGGCCAGGGCGGAGACGTTTGGAGAGATGGTAACAAAGTAGCTCCAACATACGCGGCATACGCAGCGCAAGCATATCTTAGAAACAACAGTCCGATTACGATGGTGAGACTTCTCGGAGCCCAGAGTGACGACGCAACCGCAGCCGGCCGCGCCGGCTTTGATATCGGAGAATTAGAGGCCAGCCCTCCTGCAGCCGGCGCGACCGATCATGGCGGCGGCGGAGCATATGGCCTATGGCTCTTTAATTCTTCAAGCACGGCAGCTCCACAATGCACCGGTACACTAGCTGCAATTTGGTATCTCCAGACTGGCTCAATTGTTCTAAATGGTACAATGAGAGGCGGCACCGGAGTAGCTGCGGTCACTGGCACAGCTGTTATGGTGAATAGCAATGGCACCCATCAGTTTGAGGCGATAGTTAAAGACGGCGAGGGTGCAAATCTATACACCACTTCTTTCAACTTTAATCGTGATTCCAGCAAGTTCATTAGAAAGGTTTTTAACACTAATCCTTCCTTGTTGAATACAAACATCACAACAACTGAAAATCAAGAAAATTACTTTCTTGGAGAGACTTTTGAAAGAGCGGTTAACGATGTTACAACTACTGATATTACCCACGGTGTAATTTTAGGGATGGGCCAGCACAACGTCGGTGGCACCGAGCACCAAACTTTTAAATATGGTACCAGAGGTTCGAGAACTGGTTGGTTTCTATCACAGGATAGAAGATCTGTAACTCCAGATACTGCAAATGGTTATAACCCCACCAGTACTGCAATGTCAACAAAGTTGTTCCGCCTTATTTCTCTTAAAACTGGCCAGTGGGATCAGCAGAATATCAAAGTTTCAATTCAAGATATTAAGGCATCGACAAATTCATTTAACAAGTACGGCACGTTTACTGTAGCAATACGTAAGATGAATGATAGCGATAATTCTCCACAAATTGTTGAGAGATTTTCTGGCTGTAATTTAAATCCAAATTCTCCCGATTATGTTGCTAGAAAAATTGGCGACAGATACAAAGTTTGGGACAATGTCAGCAAAAGATACAGAGAATATGGTAATTTCGTTAATATGTCGAAGTTTATTCGTATTGAGATGAATCCTTCGGTTGACAATGGCGCCATCGAGGATACCTTGTTACCATTTGGTGTCTACGGCGCGCCACAATTTAACGACTTTAAGCTAGTTTCAGGCTCAGTATCCCCATATCAGCCCCTTCGTGGCGTCGCCGTCGTCGGCGCTAACTCACAATCCTCTTCTTATGCAAGGGCATGCACCGGCACCGGAACTAAACTAATTGCGAGTGTCTATGATAATCACAGAGTTGCAATGGGTTTCATGTGTGTTGGCTCTGCTTCTTTCCAGGGTCACTGTCAATTCCCGACAGTCCCACTAAGAATCAGTTCAAGTGCCGGCAACTTGCCTAATCCTGCTTTAGCTTACTGGGGCGCCGCGACAAATCGTACAAATAGTACAGTATTTGATGACGCCATTGTAGATATGATTAAGGGCAAGCCTGGAGATGGTTCCGCCCCCACTTACACTGACGAAAGCATGGTTACCACCACTAGTGGCGCTCTAACTCCAATGTGGGTTTTCTCGCTGCATGATGTCACTGGTACACATGCTGCCGGCAGTACTACTGAATTTGGAGCTGCAATTTACCGTTCAGGCAGCTATGCCGAAGGAGCTT